ATTAATCTCATATCATAAAATTTTTTACTTATATTTATTTTTAAATAACTTTTAATAAATAATTGTTTATGTTTATTTTCTAAATATGTATAATTTAGAGGAATCCAACTTTTAATTTTAAGTTTATAATTATTTTTATGTATATAATGCAATATTTTAATAAATTCAAGTGTGTAAAAATTAAATAAATATGAAATCATTATTTCTAAAATATTTTGTGTTTTTAATATTATTTTAACATTTTTTAATTTAACATTTTCATCTAAAAAATATTTTGGATTAAACTTTTCAATATTAAATATTTTTTTAATTTTTTTATTATAATATTGATTTTTTATGATTTTATTTATTGAATAATCATTATACAATATTTTAAAATTTTTTATATTTTTTTTTATAAATTTAAATATTTTATATAGATTATAATAATCATTTTTTTTATAAAAAGATGTATTACATAATTCTATATAAGATGAAAATTTATATATTATTTTTTCATAAATACTAAAATTTATAATTTTAAATAAATATTTTAAGAATAAATATTTACAATTTTCAAAACTATATGATATTATTCTTTCTAAATAAACAGATGAAATATCAATATAATTTTCATTTCTATTTTTAATATATAATAAATCATTTAAAAAAGAACATATTGTATTTGGTAAATCTATCACATCTTTATTTATTAAATTATTTATAATATAATAATCTTGTTTATTATTTGTATATTTATAACTATAATCATAATTAATTAATAAATGTTCGTTAAATCTTTTATTACTTTTTAAATCATAAAGTGAATACATTAAAAATACATATAATAATTTCTTTATTATAAATTAAAATTAAATTAATCTTTCTAATAAATTATTTCTTGAATAACTTCTTGACATATAACAACTAAAAATAAAAATAAAAAATATTATTCCAAATATTATAAAACCTACATATAATTGATAATATAAATTTTCCATTATATGTAAATATTATATTTTATTTTTAAATACTTTATTTATAATGACAACCGCATTATTTATAGATGGAGATAATAACAATTTAAATAATATTAAATTTTCATTATTATTTGATAAAATAAAAAATAATAATAATTTAATAATTAAAAGAGTTTATGGAGATTGGTAAATAGTTCAAATGAATGTATTTTGGAATAAACAAATTATAGAACATGGATTAGAAGAAATACAAATATCATGATTAGCTGGTAAAAATAGCACTGATAATAAAATAATTGTTGATATAATGGAAATAATGTTTAAATTACCTTTTATAGATAAATATATACTATTAGGATGTGATAAAGATTATATTTCTGTTATAAGAAAAGCATTAGAACATAACAAAATATTTGAAGTTTTTGGATTAAAAAATCAAACATCATTAAGTATTATAAATTCCTGTTCTAAATATTATGATATAAATGAATATATTTCTACAAATAAAAATATATATAATAATATTAAAAATTTAGATAATCAAGTAATTGATATAATTGAAAATAATTCATTTGAATATGATAGTAATGATGAAGAAAATACAGATGAAATATTAAATTTATTTAATGAAATAATACCAAAAATGGAATTGTTATAAGTGAATTAAAAAAACAAATAAAAGAAAAAAATAAAAAAGAATTATTTGGAAAAGAATTTAATAAACTTGATATTTTTATTAAAACACATTATAATACATTTTTAAAAGTTATAAGAAATAATAATAAATTAATGATACATAAAATAAATTAGTCATCATTACATCCTTTTTTATAATTTAAAAATCCGGTTAATATATATCTAGTTCCAGTAATAATTTCATTTCCTTTATGAGTATTCTGTCCTGAAAATATTAAACAATCACCAATTGATAATTGAATATTTTTTTTATTAAATTTAAATGTTGTTCCTCCACCAGTAAATTTATCATTTAATGCTATTATAAAACTAAATTCACTACCATCTTCATGATATGCTAATTCTGTTTGTCCTCCTGTATTATATTTAACAATAAATATTTCATTTATTCCTAAATCATTTTTATTTATATTATATAATTTTGCTATTTCAGTAAAAATAGTTGAACTTACTATTTTATATATATCATTGTATATAGACCATTTTTTAGTAATTTGATTATCTACTGTTGGATAATCAGTATGTCTTTTCTTTTTCCATTTATATTTTGAAGCATAAATTTCAGATTCTTTAATTATATAATTACAATAATTTTTTGAAAAAAGATTTTTAATTATTTTATAATTTTTATTATCTTTATCTTTATATAATCTTTTACATAATTTATCTTTTTCTTTATTATAATTTTCAACTTTATTTTTTTTAATTAAACATATTAAAAATATTAACATTATAAAAATAATAATTAATTTTATTAAATACATAATAAAATTATAATATATAAAAATTATTTTTGTTTATTTGTAAATCTTTTAATACACCATCTTTCTAACCACCAATTAAATATTTCTTTTGATGTTGATAATTTATATTTTTTATCAAAAGTATCAGGCATAATATTAGTTGTATTATTAAGATAATCTTTTGAATCATAACAAGTATAACCAAAATATATACCTTTTTTATTAGATTTTAAAAATTCATCTTTTGAAATTTCTAATTTATCAAATGCATTTTGAATAATTATAAATTTTTTTTTACTTGGATACTCTAAACCATAATTTGTTTTTAAATAATTACTACATAATTTAACTATATCTGTTGATATATCTTTAACACTATTACCTTTTGTATATCCTATCATTTTTAAACATTTTAATCTATCATATTGTATTGACTTTCCATATAATGAAGTTGTTTCAATTGCCAATAAATCATCATCATATTTATCTTTATAAAATACAATTAATTCTTTTGAAAATGCTAATGAAGCTAATAACTTTCCTCCATTACAATTGAAACCAAATGGTTGTAAAGGAACACAAGTTGATAAATTCATAATATTATTTAATTTTTTAAATTTTTCACTATTATTCCATCCAATATATTTTTCTCTATCTTCACAACTTTGAACACTACTACTTAAACTCATTATACCTAAATATTTATTTGTATTATTATCTTTAACTAATATATATATTTGTCTTCCAATTAATTTAGAATTTTTTAATTTTTTTAAACTTGAAACAGTTCTTCTATAATAATTCCAAATATCTTTTAATTCTTTATTATTACATATTTCTAATTTAATTGATATATTTTTAATTTCATCAATAGTTTTTGGATTAAAAACTAAATTTTCATAAAATTCTTTATCTTTTAAAAATTTTTCGTGTTCTAAAACTTTTACTTTTGATAATTGTAATATTTTTTCTTTTATTGTTAATTCATTATATGGAATTTTATTTATTTTATAATTATAAATATCTTTAAGATGTTTGAAAAAATTATCTTTTGTTAAAGTATTTTTCATTATATTACAAGTTTTACAACAAGGAACAATATTACCAATTATATAACCAATTGAGGAATTTAATCTGTCTATTCCATTACATCCATTTTCAAATTGATTATTACAATAATGACAATTTTTTTCAATAATTGAAATATATAATTCTTTTGATATTTCAACACTTTTATCTTTTTTTTCTGCATAATGTTTAAAAGCACTAAATATATTTCTATTTCCATTTTTAAATAATTTTGAATATTTTTCATTAGGTATTTTATCAATCAATAAATTAATGGATAATAAATATTCAACCATTTTTAAAAAATCATCAACTGAATATGTTAATTTCATATAATTACAATCTTTACAACAAGACACACAATTATTTTCTGTATAAGCATTATTTGAATCAATTCTATCTATACCATTAAATTTAATTAATTTATTACAATAATTACATTTAGATTTAATTAATTTAAATACTTTTTCATCAGTTAAATTCCATTCAATATTTCTGTCTTTTGCCCCTTTTTTAATATAACTTAATTTTTTTTTTAATTCATCTCGAGAATTACGATTAGACTCACTTTTACAATAAGTATTATAACATTTTAAACATTTGTTATTTTTTGAATTATTTGGATTAATAATATCATTGCAATTTTCACACATTATTTTATCATTATTTTTTTCATTAAATTCCTTTGCTTTTTCCACTTTTTTATTATGGCGTTTATTATCCATTTCACAATTTTTAATTCTACATTTTATACAAGCTGAATATGTATCTTCATCAACAATTTCAAAACATCCTCTAATCCAATTTTTACAAACTTTATTTCCACCATCTGATAATTTTTTCCATTTTTTATATGTTTGATGATTTTTACAATATTCATCATCTTTTAATGCTTTAAATTTACAAGGTGTTCCATCTGGTTTTTTTCCAATACAAATATTATTATTTTCTTTATTTTTTTCTTTATTTTTTTCTCTATTAATTTTTCCTCTTTCTTTACATTTATCACAAATTTTTATATTAATAATATTCATTCCAATTGGATTTTTACAATCAGAACAAAATGTTATATTTGGAATATCTTCTGGTTTATAAATATCTTCATAACAAGAATGCCTTTTACAATAATCATTACCTATTTTTTTCCAAGGACAAGGTTCCTTTTTTTTATTTATCCAACCACATTTGTTTTCCATATTATGTATTATAGTGTTTTTATAATAATGTATTATAAATAATTTTTTATATTATTTTCAATTTTTATTTAAAATATTTTAAATAAATAAAAAATATTAAATAAAGGTTCTATGGATGTAATTCATATGAAATAAGTTAATTTTAATTAATTTAATTAAAAATAAGTTTTAAAAAATATAATATATATAATGTTTTTATTATTTTGCTTAGTTAGAATACGCAAGTCCTCCCATACCACTCATAATTCTTAGGACATTGTAATTAGTACAGTAGATGAAAGCTTGAGAGGTATTTCCAACAATGCTCAAAGGAGGGGGAGTTCTGGAAGGATCAGCATAGGGGATTTCTCTGTAGAGACCCATACTGAGGACAGTGTTGTCAATTCTTGAAAGATTGGCAGTTCCAGAAGGTTGATGTTGTTCGGGGTGAAGAGCAAAGGAGAAGACATTGACACCATTAGCAGGAGTAGAGGTGTGGTAGTTGTAAGTTTGGATAAGATTGAAGTAAGCACCTTCTCTGGGTTGGAATCTATCTTGACCGTTAAGTTGAATAACAGCTTCAACAACAGGGTTGTATTGGTTGTTAATCAAAAGACCAGAAACAGTTTGGAGGCATGCCCAAATATCCATAGGAGATCCAAGACCATTACCAGCTTCAGTAGTAAATCTGTTATCAACCCAGTCAGCAACAGGAACAGAAACATCTCTCACAGTAATATCACTGTCAACAGGTCTAAGTTGGTAAGTAAGAGTTCCATCAACACCAAGTCCTGTTTGTGGATCAACTTGAGTGTAGAAGATAACAACATTAAATCTGGTAACATAATCACCAAGATTGTATTCAGGTCTATCAGGGTTAGTAAGAACATTTCTTCTGAAAAGGAAAGTTCCCTTATCATCACCGTGTAATAATTTAGCCAAATCTAATGGTGTAACACCACCAACAGGGTCATCATTAACACCAGCTCCAGGAACATATGTAAATACAACATATTTAGAAGCATTTCTGGTATTAGAAGTGACAACATGAGGTTGATTCCAAGCATCATAGTTTCCAGAAGTAATATCAACAATAGTGTCATCATTAGCATCATCAACATCACCAACAGCAACTTCACCAGCAAGAACATTGTTAGCAGCATATCTAAGAGCCTTTTCCCATCCGTTGGATTCTAAAGAAGCATCACGGTTGGAGTAGCAAAGGAAGGGGGAGTTTTTGCTCCAGTAAGCACCAGAAACAATTCTCCAGATGAATTCTTTTGAAGGATGGTTGAATTGAAGAGTAACTCTAAGAGGATTTTGAGTAACAGCTTGGGAACCAGTAAATTGAAGTTGGGTGATAAGGTATTCATGACCAATTTGAGCGAATCTTCTTCTTTCTTCAGTATCAATGTAAACATAGTCAACCAAGAGAGAACCATTGTTGAATACACCAACACCATTGTTAAGTCTAGCAAGATTAACATTGTTGCTGTGAACAATAAGTCTTTCAAAGACATTGAATTGGAACCAAAGTCTAACTTCATGATATTGAAGAGCAATAAGAGGAAGAGCAAGTCCAGTGTTGGTGTTGCACCAGAACATAAGAGGGACGAAAAGGATGTAGTCTTGAGTCAAGTATCCAGTGGAATCAGGAGATCTCAAAGCAGTTAATTCATCAACATCACCAACTAAAGCACGGTAAGCATTGTTGTTATTAACATCCTTAGTAAGATCATGCCATGTACTCATCCAATGACCCCATTGTTTGTCAATTTGAGTTCCTCCAATTTCAAATCTAATTGAATCAATTAAGAAATTACCAACTTCTCTAACATAAGCAAACAAGTAAGCTTCTCTATCTAAGGATGAAACACCTGTAAGTTGGTTCATAAGAAGTCTATTTAATTGAACTCTTAAATACATTCTAGTAACCAAATCACCATTTCTGGTAATAAGGACATTAGCTTCCTTTCCAAAATCAGCATTACCATTAAAAGTCAAATTGACAGTTTCAATGGCAAAGTTAGTATGTCTTCTATATACGACCTTGAAAAAGGTAATTTCAGGATTTCCACTCAAATAAGTATCTTGAGCACCATAAGCTACTAATTGCATTAAACCACCAGACATTAGTTATATAATTTAGAATGAGAAAATAATTTTTTAAAAAATAAATATATTATAGATTTTTTATATTTATCTTAAAATTTTAATAAGAATTTTTAAATTCATTTATAAATATTTTAATTTAATTTATTTATAAATATTTTTATTTAATTTAAACAAATAAATAAATTTATTTTAATTAAGAATATTTGTTATTACATATAAAATTTGAAATAATTATTTTATTATCGTCTCAAAATAAATTTTGTTATAAGTTTTATTACAAAGAGTAAAAAACTTAATAAAATATTTGTATATTTAATTAATGTCAAATTTCAAAACAAAAGATACAAAAAATAAATATAAAACTGAAATAACCTCACTAGATGATTCACATACAAATTTTATTAATAATATATCTAAAAAAAGAAACACATATGAAAAAAAATTAAATAATATTAATAAATTAAAAAAAAAATTAGAAAATCACGATAAAAATAATATTAAAAATGAAAATTATTTAGAAGACAGAATTAAAATTCTTGATGAAATAGAAATTATTAAATATAATAATGAAAATAATAATTATAGTGAATTAGATTATTATTTTAAAATAAATGATATTTTAACTGATTATTATAGTTTAGATGATAAATTTAATGATAATGTTCCAGATATTTTAGATGAAAATAGTAGTATTGAAAAAATAGTTTTAAAAAAATGTGTTGATAAATTGGATATATTAAATAATATTTCAAAAAAAAATAAAAAAAATAAACAAAAAAAAAAAAAAAAAAAAAAAAAAAAAAAAAAAAAAAAAAAAAAAAAAAAAAAAAAAAAAA